GAGGTGATAACTATTAAAGAATTTTTAGTTAAACTTTGGCATAGTGATTTTAGTGAAGAATGGGAAACTTTTAAGTTCAGTAAAAAGACTAAAAGAAAAGTTGATGGTTTTTTAATGGTCATGGGAATGACATTTACATCTTTACTTTCAACTGCAATAAGTGGAAGAAGTTGGATTGGGATATTGGTCTTTATGTACTTTCTTTTATATCTACTTTTTGGGCTTGGTGAGGGGAGGTTTCACAAGTAAAATATACCCTGATGACTATTAGAAAAACCTTTAATAATCAGCAGTTCAAAACGGCATTTTTAGAAATTTTAGAAGTGCTCTAATGACCGTCATATCAATGATTTGGAGCTGATGAGAGGACTTGAACCTCCAACCTGCTGATTACAAGTCAGCTGTTTTTTTCGACACCCTTTCAGCCCTGTCATAACGGGCTGGACTGCTGATTATTTTGCCATTTGAACTGCTGACTTATCCCTATGGACTTTCTATAAGAAATTGTTGCATCAATGGTTATCTTATGGTATAATTACTCTTGTCATATCATAAAAAATGGGAAGGAAGAGGGTTATGATAAACCATGAAAATGGAAAGAAGTTACTACGAATCTAGTTTAGCTGAATTATGGAATTCATTTACTATATTCAACAAGTCTAAGAATTTAGCTAAGGCAACTGAAAGATTTTATAGGCAGACTGCTGGTGAGTTTATCGAGTGGCTTAAAGAAACCAAAGGCTATGATAAATGTGGTTTAATTAGACAACAAGACATCTACGAGTACAAAGAAATGTTAAGAAGTACAGATCTTGAAATAACTTCTGTAAATACTAACATTAGAGGCATTAGAACTTTAATTAATTTTGGTATCCGTGAACAGTATCTATCAAAAAAGCTTTCAGTTAGCTTAATGAATGCTCAGAAAAAGGTTAAGAAAGCTTATACAGATAGAGAACTAGAAGCTTTGTTAAAGAAACCGAGTTTAAAAGATACTACTTTTGCAATTTATAGAACTTGGGTAGCTGTTAACTTTCTAATAGGCACAGGAGCTAGACTTAATACAGTAGTTAATGTACAAATTGGTGACCTTGATTTTGCAAACAGACTAATCAATTTAAACAGAACAAAAAACAAAAAGGCACAGATTATACCAATGAGTTCCAAGCTATCTAAAGTTCTAAGAGAGTATTTATCTTATCGTCAAGGTTCAGATAAAGATTATTTATTTTGCACAACTAATGATTTCACAAGGTTATCCAAGGAAGGTTTTACTTCAGCAATCCAAAGGTATCATAAGATGCGAGGAGTTGAACGAACATCTGTTCACCTTTATAGACATACATTTGCTAAATTAGCTGTAAAAAATGGTATTGATCCTTTGAGATTACAAAAGCTTCTTGGTCATTCAACTTTACAAATGACACAGGAATATGTGAACCTTTATGGAACTGATTTACAGAAAGGCTTTAATGATTATAGTCCTCTAGATTCTATAGGTAGATAGTAAATACAAACTATAATTGAGAGGAGGGATAAATGTAAAATGGCTGATAATTGTTTACATCCAGTTTGTAAATTTATTGATGAATGGCATGAAATCACAGGCGATAAAACACTTAGATCTATAAAACAATTATGGGCTTTTCTAGAACTGAACAAGGAAAAAGGAATTACTACAGGTGAAGTTGTCCTTAGAATTAATTCATCACAACCAGCTATGTATAATACAATCAAACACTTTGAAGAACTTGGTCTAGGAAAGAAGCAACAAGATCCTTTTAATGGTAAGTCTTATATTTTCATACCAAGTAAAAAAGGAAAAGAACTATTAGCAATTTTAGAAGAATAAATAATTTAATAAAATGGCGTACACTAACCCCTCTAAAGGAGGAGGTTGAAGTATAGCCTATTCCTTTAGAGGGTTTTTTCTATGTCTAATAACATTTGTTGATGAATGCAAGATTATAATCAATAGTGTGTAAAGACTGCTGATTATAGTAAAGAAAGGCAAATGATAACTGTATAAAATTTTTAGTACCCCACTATAGATAGCAGGTAGACAAAGTCTTAAAAAATAACTAAAGATCTCTTTGAGGAGGAGATACAATTGAATAAATCTAAAACAAAAGTCCAAAGACAGCTAGAGTTAGAACAAGAGAGTGTACAACTAGGAGTACAAAGATATAGAAAACAAATCCAAGATACACCACTTACAGAAATGCCTCCTGGACTAGCACTTATGAAAGAAGCATTAGAACCACTAAAGACAGCTATAGATAAACTAAAAGAAAAGTCTAGAGGTGGACATAGAACACAGTCAACAAAGAAATTCTTAAGAACTATAGACAGCTACGAGATAGCTTACATCACTTCAAGAGCTTGTTTAAATACTATTGATGAAGCACAAGCCATCCAAAACATTGCAATAAACTTAGCTAATAGTCTTATAACACATCATGAATATGTAAAGTTTAAAGAAGAAGCTCCTAAGTATCTTAAAGCAGTTGAAGATGACTTAAACAGTAGAACACAAAATAAACACCACAGAAAAGCCGTAATCATGAGAGCTAAAAGAAAGCTAGATATAACAGATACACAATGGGATACTATAGACCGTGTTTTTATTGGAACAAAACTTATTGAATTATTTATAGAAGCTACAGGTCTTGCAAGAAAAGATCAAATAGGTTATGACAGTACTTGGATGTTGTTTGGTACTGAACAAGCTAAGAAATGGATAGAAGAACACCATGCTCAATGTGAGTTACTCAGTCCTGAGTTCCTTCCAATGATCGTAGAACCTAGAGAATGGAGTAATCCTTACAATGGTGGCTTCTTAAGTACTGAATCTAATTTACAAGTGAAACTGGTTAAGTCTTACAATAAGAAAGCTCTTAAATTACTTGAAGATACTGAGATGCCTCAAGTCTACAAAGCTATTAACACTTTACAAAAAACTAAATGGCAAGTAAACAACGAAATTCTAGAGGTGATGCAGGAGGCTTGGGCTAATGATCTTGGTCTTGGAGGACTACCTACAGACCGAGAAGAACCTCTTCCACCGAAACCTTGGGGAATACTTACAGATGAAGAATGGGTAGCATATAAAGAAGATCATCCTGAAATTGTGCAAAAGTGGAAGAATGAAGCCCGTGATGTATACAACAGAAGAGTAAAAGCTAAATCAAAAAGAGCTCAATTATCTAAAAGATTATGGGTAGCTGAGAAGTTTAAAAGTGAAGAGGAGTTTTACTTTGTATATGTGTTGGACTGGAGAGGTAGAGTATATCCACTACAACCTCACATCAATCCTCAAAGTGATGATACAGGTAAAGCACTCCTACAGTTTGCTGAAGGTAAACCATTAGGTAAACGAGGAGCTTACTGGTTAAAGGTACATTTAGCTAACACCTTCGGGTTTGATAAAGTTAGCTTCGAAGATAGAGTTAAATGGACTGAAGAAAATAGTTTTGAAATACTAGCGAGTGCTAGAGATCCATTCAATAATAGATTTTGGGAAGAAGCTGATGATCCTTGGAGCTTCCTTAGTGCCTCAATGGAATACAAAGGATACATCAATGAAGGTGTGGACTTCGTTAGTCACCTACCAATAGCTATGGATGGTAGTTGCAACGGTCTACAGAACTTCGCAGGAATGCTTAAAGATCCTGTAGCTGGAAAAGCTGTTAACCTTATTCCTTCTGAAACTCCACAGGATGTTTATCAACGAGTTGCTGATAGGGCAAATGAATTGATAAAGGAAGAAGCTAAAGATCCTGACTTCAAGGATGTTGATGTTGCCCGTGGATGGGTGAATAAGGTTACACGAAAGATTGCTAAACAACCAGTAATGACCATGCCTTATGGTGTTACTCAAACTGGAATGAGAGATCAGATCTTTAATAAGATTGTAGAGCTTGATGAAAAAGAAAGTTATTTAGGAAACCATGTTGACAATTACAAAGCTAGTTACTACATGGCTAAAAAGATTAATCAATCCTTAGGAGATGTTGTTACTTCTGCCAGTAGAGTTATGGACTGGATGAAAGAAGTAATCAAGATTGCTAACCAAGAGAAACAACCAATTCATTGGACTACACCTGTTGGCTTTAAGCCATACCAGTATTATAAAAAACAAAAAACTACTAGAGTCGAAACTTTTTGGGGTTCAGTATCAAGAAGAATCAGACTATCCGTTAGAGAGGATACAGAAGAACTTAACACTAGAAAGCAGATTGCAGGAGTCAGCCCGAATTTCGTTCACAGTATGGACGCCTCACATCTAATGCTAACTGTAAATGCTTCCTTTGATTCCGAAAACATTAAGAACTTTGCTATGATACATGATTCATATGGAACACATGCTTGTGATACAGATGGTTTACATAGACAGATTAGAGTACAGTTTATAGATATGTATGGAAACAATGATGTACTTGAACAATTTAAGAATGAGATTTTAGAGCAATTAGATACTGATGAGTTGCCTGATGCACCATCCAAGGGATCATTAGATTTAGATGTAATTGCAGATTCCTTGTATTTCTTTGCCTAAAATGAGTCGTTGGTAAATGATGACCATAGGCATGCTTGTAGATAAACTGTTGATTAACAGTAAGAAAGGAGGTGAATTTAGTAAATGGAAAACTATATTGTTGTTAATAGTGTTGTAATGAGAGATACCCGTGAGAACAGGGAAGATGCACATGAAATTATTAAAGAAAATGTTTAGTACCCCACTATAGAATAAAATAAAACTTACAAGGAGGAGATTTAAGAAATGATTAAATTTGAAAAAGGCGACAGAAGAGATTATGAAGTTGGTGAGTTGGTAAAAGGCGACAGAAGAGATTATGAAGTTGGTGAGTTGGTAATGGTGGTTGATGACACATACAAGAATGCTCCACATAAGATGGATATGTTTTCAGTATGTCGCATCAATTACAAGAACAAGCATAGTGTAAGAGAGAATGCCCGTAGAAGAGTCTTTGTTTTAAATGGTAACTATGAAAATGAGTTTCGTTGGGTTGCTACTGAAGATGTAGTACCTATTAATATTATGATGGAGATTGTAGAAGAAGAAAAAGAACTTGATTTTAAAGTTGGAGATTTTGTAAAAGGAAATACATATAGAAATGAAAATATAAAACTTGCTAAAGTTATAGAAACCTCATCACCATCAATGAGAGTTAGAATTTTAGATCATCCATGTAGTAGTTTAATTGGCGACATTATAGAAGCAAGAAACTTAAAATATATTTATAAAAAGGTGGAGATTAATTAACAATGGCAAAAAAGAAAAGAGTAAGACTTACAAGTCCTGTTGGTATCGCAAAGTATCCGTGGTTGAACAAACCTGACACAAAGTTTGATCCTCAAGGAGTGTTCCGTGTGAGCTTATTGCTTGATCCTAAGGAGCATAAAGAATTCCTTGAAAGATTAGAGGCTATGGTGGATCAATCAGTTGCTGAAGCTAAGAAAGAGTTACAAAAGAAAAGACCTCAAGATGTAGCTAAGTTAATTGAAAAACCTGCATATGAAAAAGAATATGACAGCGAAGGTGTAGAAACTGGAATGGTTGAGGTTAAGTTTAAGATGAAACATATTATCAATACTAAGAATGGTGATATGGTATTAACTCCTGATATCTTTGATGCTAAAGGTAAGGTGATAGATCGAAGTGAAGTTAAGATCTTTGGTGGTTCTAAACTAAGAATAAACTTTACTCCTAATCCTTATTATATGGCAAGTACTAAGATGGCTGGAGTTTCTATGCAACTTAATGCTGTACAAGTTATTGAATTAGCAGAACGAGGAGCAGATTCTAGCTTCTATGGTTTTGGTGAAGTTGAAGATGGTTTTGATGCTGATGTATATACTACTGACAGCGAGGAGGATAGTTCATCAGAAGATTATGAAACACCTGACTTTGACGAAGAAGATTTTTAGAAGGGAAGTTATAAAATAATATGGTAAAGAAGAAGAAAACAAGGACCCCTCGGGGGTTTAAACCTGAGGGTTTTCAAGGTTTTAAAAATAAATGTAGAAGTAAATTTGAACTAAGAATAGGCAAACAATTATTTAAACAGAAAGTTCCTTTTGAATACGAAAAGTTAAAACTAAAGTTCCAACAGCCATCGAAGAACAGGACTTATACTCCTGACTTTATACTTCCAAACGGAATTATTATTGAAGCTAAAGGTAGACTTACTGTAAAAGGTAGACAGAAACATGGATGGGTAAAGGATCAACATCCTGACTTAGATATTCGTTTTGTGTTTCAAAGATCTAAGAACCCTATCTATAAAGGAAGTAAGACTACATATGCAGATTGGGCTGATAAGAATGGTTTCAAATGGGCAGAAAAAAGAATACCTACAAGTTGGCTGAAAGAACCGAAGAAAAACATAGCTTTAAGGGAAAAGGTGAGGAGGAAAAACTAAATGACTAAATATATTTCAGTTGTTGAAAAGTTATATAGTCAAGGTTATAGACAACATGAGATAGCTTTAATCGTAGACATATCTCAACCAACAGTAAGTAACATCTTAAATGGAAAATACAACGAGGGGGAATAAATATGAACCATCATAAAGAGGAGGATGGCAAGTTTCTATACCACACTTCTTGTGAAGCTTGTGGATCATCTGATGCTAAGTCTGTATATAGTACAGGTTCAGCTTATTGCTTCAGTTGTCAGACTTGGTTTCCTCCTGAAGATGGTGGTGAAGTTAAGACCACTAAAAGAAGGAGGGTTAAAGGGTTGAAAACAGATATAACTTTCAAAGCTTTAAACAAACGAAAGATCAAGAAAGAAACTTGCAAGAAGTTTGACTATGGATACTCAACAGATAAAGGTGAAGTAGTACAAGTAGCAACCTACCATGATGCGAATGGGAATAGAGTTGCTCAACATTTAAGAACAAAAGATAAACAATTTAGATGGCAAGGAGAAACTGGAAAGATACAATTATTTGGACAACATCTTTGGCAAACTGGAAAGAGATTAGTAATTACTGAAGGTGAGATAGATGCAATGACTATTGCTCAAGTGTTCAACCTTAGGTGGGCTGTAGTTTCTGTTCCGAATGGAGCTCCATCAGCTAAGAAATATATAAAACAAAACTTAGAATTCATAGAAGGTTTTGATGAAGTTGTCTTTGCTTTTGATAATGATCAACAAGGTAGAGATGCTATAGCTGAATGTGCACCATTAGTTAAAACTGGAAAAGCGAGGGTGGCTACATTTGCTCCCTATAAAGATGCTAGTGATATGATGCAGAGTGGTAAAATGGCAGAGATTGCCCCTGCTATATTCAATGCAAAAATATATAGACCTGATGGAATTATTGCAGGTTCAGATATAACTTTAGAATATCTAATGTCAGAAGAAGATGCTGAAGGTTATGAAATTCAATATCCAAAACTAAATAAAATGTTAAAGACCTTGAGAAAGGGAGAGTTAACTACACTTACAGCTGGTACTGGAGCAGGTAAAACTACAATTGCTCGTGAACTAGCTTTTCATCTTTTAAAACAACACGATTTAAAGATTGGATATGTAGCACTTGAAGAAGGTGTAAAGAAATCAGCCTTAGGTTTCATGGCTATAGATCTTGGAGTACCACTTGGAGATTTGTTCCTTGATAAATCTATTGTTGAACCTGAGAAGTTTGAGAAGTCACATAAAGAAATCATAAGCTCAGATAATTTATTCTTTTATGATCACTTTGGTTCTTTAGAATCAGATAACTTAATGGCAAAGATTAAATACCTAGCTTCAGGACTTGATGTAGATTTCATAGTGCTTGACCATATATCAATTGTTGTTTCAGGTATTGAAGGTGGAGATGAACGAAGAACTATAGATAACTTAATGACAAACTTAAGATCTATTGTTGAACATACAGGTGTAGGTTTGCTTCTTATCAGTCACTTAAGAGTGCCTCAAGGACAGAAGTCTGCTCATGAAGAAGGTGGAAGAGTTACTCTTAATCAGCTTAGAGGATCAGGAAGTATCAAACAGTTAAGTGATAATATCATTGCTGTTGAAAGAGATCAACAAGCTGAGAATCCTAATATATCTAACTTAAGAGTGCTGAAGAACAGACTGTTTGGTCTTACAGGACTGGCAGATGTATGTAGATACAACATAGTAACTGGAAGACTGACAGCTTTAGATGAAAAGGAATTGAATGAACATAGACAAGAGGAGGAGAAAAATGAAGCCAAAAACATTTTTGGAGAAAACCCCGAGTTTTAAAAGTATTGGAAAAAACATAGGTGATTTAGTGGCGGAAAAGCAAAAACAATATGGTGACAGTTTTGGTAGAGCAGGTGATGTATTAAAAGTTTTATATCCTGATGGAATTAAACCTGATCAGTATGATGAAATGCTTTCAATCACTAGAGTTTTAGATAAGATATTTAGGTTGACTGAAGGTGACCAAGGAGATGAATCAGCTTGGCAAGA